TAAAAAATAAAAATTATGGATGAAAAATATTTTATAGCTAAAATCGCTATTGACATGGTTGACCAAGAATCTGGTAAGTTGAAAAAACAAAAGGAAGAAAAATTGGTTAGAGGGTTTAGTCCAACTGATATTGAAGCTAAGGTTACGAAAGTTTTCGAAACCTATACTCAGGATTGGAGAATCACCGCGATTGTTGAAAGTAAAATCGACGAAGTCATCGAATAATAAAATTCGAGTTATTATTGAGAAAGGAGGGTCTTCACCCTCCTTTTTTTGTTTTCACCATATTTATATGTGATGAAAATAACAATCACAAAAAATCAACTAGATACGTTAAAGGAAAATTTTCGTAAAAAGAACGATGATAGAATCGCTCCCGTTATTAGGAAATCTCTTGAATTGGTATATAAACCAAAAGGATATTGGGGTAAGATAGAAAACCCTGAAAACAATTGTGAAACAGAAGAAGGTGTTATTAACATCTATCCTCATTTGGAGGGGGTTGATATGTGGTCAATATTAAATCGATTTGATACGAACACATTAGTTAGAGATAAGATAAAAGAAAAATATTTATCCGAAAATCCCGGAATCGAATATTCCGAAAATAAATTCATCGATTGGATTGAAGGGAATAAAGAACAATTGTTCGATAGTGAGTTTACCAAAACATTGATCGATTTAAATAAAGGAACGATAGAGTCTGGTAATCGTAATGAACAATATACGATAGACATTTTAAAAGATCATTTCGGAACTTCCGCTACTATAAAAAGATTTTGCTCCGGTGATAAACGTGACACCAAGTTGGGAATGGATCTCTCAGTAGAGATTAACGGAAATCACATGTCCGTTCAAGTTAAACCCTTTCAACAAGTTAGAAGTCTAATCGATTCCGATAGTGGTGAGAATTTCTTTGCGGTTAAAACTTTTTTAAATTATAAAAAATATTCTGAAAAAAACGTGGATATATTCTTCTTCGTGAATTTTGATCGAGGTGAATACATATCCTTCTTAAACGAAAGAAGAAGAATCAAACAAGGTGATTCAAACGAACTTTATTTTTTCGAACCATTCTTAATGTCAAACATAGATTTTAAAGGAAAAACCAAAGAAAAGTCATATCGTAATATTGAAAAACAACAGAAAGTTAAAGACGTATTCAGAACCTCGGAGAGAAGATTAGAGAATTTAATGTTCAAAAAACAAGCTTTAGAAGATCTAATAGCTAAAGAAATCGAAAAGATTAATAATCTTAAAAGTCAAGGATAAAAAATTTTAAAGAATTTAAGGAAAAAGTGAACTTTTTCATAAATGGATATATTTATAAAAATCCACCGGGAGTCCGAATCATTTTTATCGGTCGATAAGGTGTGATTAATTAATATGAATAACAAAATGGGAAAACAAAAATCATTAGTTGAAGAAGCGATGATCCAAATGAAAAACTTGGAAGAGTCTGTCGCTGAAAATGCAAAAGGAATACTTGCTTCTACCATGAAGGAAGAAATCAAAGAACTAGTAAAAGAATCTCTCACTGAAGCTGAAGAAGATGAAGAAGAGGTTATTGATGATGTTGAAATGGAAGACGAAATCGAAGGAACCGAAGAAGAAGAGGGTTCTGAAGAAGAGTCTGAAATGGAAACTGATAACGAAGATGAAATGGATTCCGAAGAAGATTTTGATATGGATTCTGATGTTGAATCTATCGATTTGACTGACAAATCTGACGAAGAGGTTCTCCGCGTGTTCCAATTGATGAGTCCTGAAGATAACGTAATCGTTACGAAAGATCAATCAGGAAACATTAACCTTAAAGATGGTGAAAAGGAATACATGATCGTACAAGAATCTGAAGAAGAGGAAGAAGAACTTGACGAAGAAATCGTTTATGAAGTCTCTGAAGAAGAGGAAGAAGAAGAATCTGAGGAAATGTTCGAATCTGAAGAAGAGGAAGAAGAAGAGTCTGAGGAAATGTTCGAATCTGAAGAAGAGGAAGAAGAAGAACTTGATGAAGAAATCGTTTATGAAGTTACTTTTGATGACGAAGAAGAAGAGGAGGAAGAAGAAATGGAAGAATCAATTATGGAATCCGAAAAGAAAATAAAAGTTAAAGGTAAAGTTGGTAGTGGACCTAAATTCAAATACTCAAACAAACCTAACATGGCTGGGGGATTTAAAGAAAAAATGAAAGAAGCTCCTAAGTCAGTTGGTACTGGAAAAGCTGAATTTGAATACAAAGAAGGTGAAAACCTTGAAGGGAAAATGAAAAAAGTTACTGGCAAAAAAACCGAAACAAAAGAAGCTTCTCGTACTTTAGGTGCAGGAAGAAAGTTTGGAAGAGAAGGTCTTCCAAAACCAAAAGCAGCTCCAAGACATATTCAAAAAGAATCTGTTGACGCTGAGGTTCAAATTCTTAGAGAAAAAAATGAAGAATACAGAAAAGCTCTTAATGTATTTAGAAATAAATTGAATGAGGTTGCTATTTTTAATTCAAACTTAGCTTACGCTACACGTTTGTTTACAGAACATTCAACATCAAAACAAGAAAAAATCAATATTTTAAGAAGATTTGACTCTGTAGAATCATTAAAAGAATCTAAAAATTTGTACCAAACCATTAAAAATGAATTGACTACAAGTAATGATAAGAGTATCAATGAATCAGTTGGAAGAATTATTGAAAGTACACCTGCTACAGGTTCATCTTCAACTCTAATTGAATCTAAAACATACGAAAATCCACAATTCTTGAGAATGAAAGATTTAATGGCAAAAATAAAATAAAAAATAATAAAAAAAAAGAAAAATAACAAAATGGGAGCATTATTAGAATCAGGTCTTGTTGGTAACATCGGACTTAAACATCTTAAAGTTATCAAAGAAGATACTATTAACAAATGGGATAAATTAGGATTCCTAGAAGGTCTTAAAGGACATTTAAAAGAGAACGTGGCTCAATTATATGAGAACCAAGCTTCTTTCCTAATTAACGAAGCAACATCTGAAGGTTCTAGTGGAGCTTTTGAAACCGTTGTATTTCCAATCGTAAGACGTGTTTTCTCTAAATTATTAGCAAATGACATCGTATCTGTACAAGCTATGAACTTACCAATCGGTAAATTATTCTACTTCGTACCAAAAATTCAAGGTTATCAAACAGCTAGCGAAACAGGTGGAGAACATTACGCACCGGTAGGAGCACCAAGTGGATCAAATCCGGGTGATGGTTATAGTGGAGCTAACGCTTATAAGAAAAATCTTTATGATTTATTCTATGAAGGTAATGAAGCTGGTTTAGACCCTGCTGGTTTATTTGACTATTCTAAAGGTGCTTGGACAGCGGTAACAGCTGACGTAGCAATCCAAGTTTGGTCTGCAGGAGCTTTAGTTGATTCAGCTGCTCCAGCTGGTAATTTAAGAAAAATGATTTTAAAAATTTCTGGATTCAGAACTGCTGGTGCTGGTAAATTAATCGGACCTGATGGAAATGAAATGGATTCTGAAACTTTCTTATCTGATCTTAAAATCATCGCTACTAGTTCTTTATCAGCGTCTACAACACCTTGTAACGTTCTTAAAGATGCTAACAACAATTTCACTCCATTGTTATTCCGTGTAGTAACTCAACAATATGGTAAAGGAATTGTACAATATGGTTCACAACAAACAGCTGCTTGGCCTGCTAATGGTAATGATGGTTCATATTATGATATCTGTGACGCTAACGGATTCATCTATGTAGAAGTTGATCTTTCTTGTCCAGTATGTGCTGATTGTGACGCTACATCATTAGATGGTTACACTGGTACAACTATTTACTCTGGAGCTTCTGGAAGTTCATTTACAGCTGTTTACAGAACATACAAAAACATGGAGTTTGAAGACCAAATCGGTGAGGTTTCTTTTGATTTACAATCTGTAACCGTGTCAGTTACTGAAAGAAAATTAAGAGCTCAATGGTCACCAGAATTAGCTCAAGACGTTGCAGCGTTCCATAACATCGATGCTGAAGCTGAATTAACAGCTTTATTATCTGAACAAGTTGCAGCTGAAATCGATCGTGAAATCTTACGTGATTTACGTAAAGGTGCAGCTTGGAACTTACGTTGGGATTATAACGGATGGAGACGTTTGAACTTAACTACTTCTTACACTCAAAAAGATTGGAATCAAACATTGATTACAGCTATCAACCAATTGTCAGCTCAAATTCACAAGTCAACTCTTCGTGGTGGTGCTAACTGGATCGTTGTATCAAGTGAAGTTTCTGCAATCTTTGATGATTTAGAATATTTCCACGTATCTAACGCTTCTCCAGAGCAAGATCAATACAACATGGGTATTGAAAGAGTTGGTACATTAGCTGGTCGTTACCAAGTATATCGTGATCCTTACTTCCCACCAAATCAAATTTTGATTGGTCATAAAGGAACATCGTTACTTGATACTGGTTACATTTACGCTCCGTATGTTCCACTTCAATTAACACCTACAATGTACAATCCATTTAACTTTACACCAATTAAAGGTATAATGACACGTTACGCTAAACGTATGGTAAACAATCGTTTCTACGCTCGTGTAACCGTTGATGGTGTTCGTACATTTGATTTAAGAGAATTGAGATAATCAATATTCTTAATATAAAATAAAAAGGTCAGATTTCTCTGACCTTTTTTTTATTCAGATATTTATATTACATGAAGAAATACATACCCACTGAAGAAGAAATTGGTTTAATTTTAAAAATGTACAATGACGAACTTATTGGTTCAACGACCATATCAGAAAAAACGGGTATATCTGGTAGTGTTATTAGAAGGATTTTAAGAGAAAAAGGATCTAAAATTGGGTCCCCCGGTAGAAGATATATTGGGGGTAAAAAAACATCAGAAAAAAAATATCGAGAAAAAAATAAAATAAAACTATCTAAAAAACATAGTGAGTGGAGTGATAAGAATAAAGAAAAATTAAAACAATATCGTAAAGAATGGAGGGAAAAAAATGTAGACAGAGTTAGAAAAAATAAAAGAGAATATGAAAAAACTCGTAAATCAAATAACCCAACTTATAAATTAATTTCTAATTTTAGAACCGCTATCTATCAAGTTCTTAAAGAAAATAACATAATTAAAAACAAACATTATTTTGAAGTTTTAAATTATTCACAACAAGAATTAATATCACATTTAGAATCTAAATTCAAAGAGGGAATGTCTTGGGATAATTATGGTAAATGGCATGTGGATCATATAAGACCAATATCATCTTTCAATATAAAAGAAATTGGTGATGAAGAGTTTATGATGTGTTGGGGTTTAAATAACTTACAACCATTATGGTCTCATGAAAATTTAAAAAAATCGAATAGTCAAGATTGGGGGTGAATATTCATTTCATATTTTAAATTCCCGGTATCCCAAATTTTATCATACCCCAACTCAACCATAATCTCATTTTCAGTTTTTGTTTTATCATAACCCAGACTAACTAATTTGTCCTTTCTAAAATTATATCTATGGTGTCTGACAGAATAATTTTTGGTGTAAGAATAATTCGGTTTTGTTGATCCGACAAAATTAAAACCCATTTTACCGTAAAAACAAAATTCATCTGATGGAGACCAGTTTCTATCCGCGTAAGTAATTATTTT